CACCAATGAGAAACGCAATCGAACGCACCATCCTGGCCGTCATGCTCATACTGGCCCTGACAGCGGACAGCCATGCGGAGTCCCAGCCGAAATACCGGGATACCTACATAACCAAGCCGATATCTGCGGCCACGGCGGACAGACCCACAGCGCCCACTCTGGCCCGTGAGGAGGCGGCAGAGCAATCGGGTATCCCATTACCCCCGGACCTCGCCGCAGTCGTGGAGTCTGTCTGTGAGGCAGATGGAGTGCCCCAGGATATCGCCCTGGGTGTGATGGACGTGGAGACCGGCGGCACATTTGACCCAACGGCAGTCAACCCCGTGAGCGGGTGTTACGGCCTGATGCAGCTTAACCCGGTCTACTTCCCCAGTGGGCTTACACCATCGGAGAACATCCAGGCGGGCATCGGATACTTGGGGGAGCTGTTGGCCCGCTACGACACCACAGACGCGGCCCTGACAGCCTATCATGACGGGCATGACACAGGGCGCAGAGGGTACGCAAGAGCCGTCCTGGAGGCGGCGGAGAAATGGAGGTGAGAATATGAGCATCACAGCAGAGACCCGGCGAGAGGCGTATTACGAGTCCCAGGAGAGCGCGCCCACCCGGCGGAAGGAGATATACCAACGGCTGCTGAGAGGCGGGGCTATGACAGCGGACAGCCTCATGGCGGCTATGGGGTATATCAACCCTAATGCTGTTCGGCCCCGGCTGACCGAGCTAAAGCAGAGCGGCCTTGTACGGGTTGTCGGCAAGGCCAGGAACCGGGCAGGGAAGAACGTGTCCTTGTGGGAGGCGGTCCCGCCGGAGGAGATAAAAAGAGCCGCCCCAGGTGGTAACGACACCCAGGACGGCAACATGGAAAATAACACTACGGTCAAGATACCACAGGAGGGCGGAGAAGTCAATGGGCAGAGTTAGGCCGTACCTATGTGACAGCAATGATGTGGACGCGGTGGCCTGCTGTGAGGAGTGCCGCGGGGAGCTGTACACGGCGGAAGCGGCGGAGCCGGACGAGTGGGGCCGGGTGCTGTGCCCGGATTGCCGGGAGCGGCTTGGGAATCCCGGCTATGACCCGGATACCGTGACGCTGGTGATGGGCGTCATGGACAAGGTGCTGGAACGCTGGCTGGCGGATGGGCCGCGGGGCGAAATCTGGAATGCGGTGGCGCAGAAGTTCCCGGATTAGGAGGTCATATGAATATTTTTGAAAAGATATCCGCCATCATGACGGACATTCAATACCTGACCAAGGACGACCATGTGTCGTTTGGCAACACGAGCTACAAGGCCCTTTCAGAAGAGAAGGTCACTTCCATCATGCGGGCTGAGTTGCTCAAGTATAAGCTGGTGGTATACCCCCTGGTTCAGACCTCCAGCCGTACAGGTTCAATAACCCATGTGGACGTGGTGTACCGTATGGTGAACGTTGAGAACCCGGAGGAGTACATAGACATCGCCTCCTGCGGGGATGGGGCGGACACCCAGGACAAGGGCAGCGGCAAGGCCATGACCTACGCTTTCAAGTACATGTGGCTGCGCACCTTCGCCCTGCCCACCGGCGAGGACCCAGACAAGATTTCAAGTGCGGAGCTGGACGCGATTGCAAGCGAACGCAAGAAATCGTCTGCCATCTTCTGTGAATCCTGCGGCGCCGAGATTGAGGATTACGATGACGGGCGGGATATCATACCGGCGGCTGCAATGGCGAAACGGTCCCGCGAGAGATACGGCAAGACCCTTTGTATCAAGTGCGGGAAAGAGGCCCAAAGGGCCGGTGCTGGCGCATGACCATAACCGCAGACAAGGGGCGGTGGTATGAGGACGGAGACGGTTTCTGGTTCGCACTGCGGACCAGGGACCGTGCCGCAGCCGCAAAACTCTCCGGGCAGATGGAGGGCAAGAAGTGGTCCGTCGAGGTTAAGGAGCGGCGAGGAAAGCGCAGTCTGGATGCCAATGCCTATTGCTGGGTGCTGCTGGACAAGTTGTCTATCGCCCTTGGCCGCCCCAAGACCGAACTGTACCGGCAGTATGTCAAAGACATTGGCGGCAACTGCGAGACGGTGTGTGTGGTGGACAAGTCCGTGGACAAGCTGCGGCAGGGCTGGGAGCACAACGGCCTTGGGTGGCCCACGGAGACCATGCCGTCCAAGCTTCTGGGGTGTACAGTCGTTTTGCTCTACTACGGTTCCAGCACATACGATACTGCCCAAATGTCCCGCTTAATTTCCCTTATCATAGAGGACTGCAAGGCCCAGGGCATCGAGACTATGACTCCTGCCGAGCTGTCCCGGCTCATGGAGGCGTGGGATGGATAGCATCATGCAGGATATTCGAGAGTGCTATATCACCGGCGACACCCATGGATTACATAAGCACCACATCTATTTTGGCAACCCTAACCGCCGCATCAGTGAGGCATGGGGGTTCTGGGTGTGGCTCCGCTGGGACTGGCACAATGGAGCGGAATACGGGGTTCATTTTAACCGTGACCTGGACTTGAGACTGAAACGCGCCTGCCAGGAGCGGTTTGAGGAGAACCACACACGGGACCAGTTCCGCCAGATTATCGGAAAAAGCTATTTATAGGGGGCATTATGCTAAACAGAATTGTACTAATGGGCCGCCTGACAAGGGACCCTGAATTGAGGCACACGCAGTCAGGCACGCCGGTGGCGTCGTTTGCCATCGCCTGTGACCGGGATTTCAAGGACAAGCAGACGGGGGAGAAGGCCACGGACTTTATCGATATCGTGGCGTGGCGGAGCACTGCCGAGTTCGTCTCCCGCTTCTTCACCAAGGGCCGCATGGCCGCGGTGGAGGGCCGGTTGCAGGTGAGGGACTACACGGACAAGGACGGCAACAAGCGCCGCGCCGTCGAGGTGGTGGCCGATAACGTCTACTTCGGCGACGCCAGGAAGGACGCAGAGGGCGCTGGATGCTCCGCCCCTGCCGGAGGCTATACCGCCCCTCCTGGGCCGTCTGGCGGCTTCGGAGACCTGGACGACGACGGCGAGCTGCCCTTTTAAGGGGGCGAGAGCGTGCCGGATAGAATCATCAAAGAGTCCATCTGCACCAGTGAGACCTTGAACCAGCTTACGGACTTTGAAGAGCGGTTTTGGAACAGGTTAACGGTGAACTGCGATGATTATGGAAGGTTTGACGCAAGACCGGCGATATTGAAGGGGAGACTCTTCCCCCTCATGGACGGAAAAACGCACAAGGATATGACTGCGGCGCTTTCGAGACTGGCGTCTGTGGGTTTGGTTGAACTCTACGAAGTGGATGGGAGACCGTTCCTGCAAGTTGTCACATGGTCGAAGCACCAGCGTATCCGCGCAAAGCGTAGCAAATTCCCGTCACCCGCAGAATCTTGCCGTCAAGTGACGGCAGACGGCGTCGAATGTCTCCGTAATCCAATCCAATCCGAATCCAATCCGAATCCGAATCCAAATGATAGCGCAGAGCCCGCAAGCGGCTCTACGCCGCCGGTGTGCCTCATCCCGTTAAACACGGGGGCCGAGTACCCGATTTCCGAGGCACAGGTAAACGAGTGGAAGACGCTATACCCCGCTGTAGACGTGGTCCAGGAGCTGCGGGAGATGCGTGGGTGGTGTCTAGCCAACAAATCCAAGCGCAAGACCGCCGCAGGCGTGCTGCGGTTTATCACGGGCTGGCTCTCGCGGGAGCAGGACCAGGGAGGGAGCAAAAGGCATGGAACGGCTGCAAGTCCAGATACCATTGGCGCTACAGAAGCGGATGGACGCAGATGGAATCTCCAATCTGACCTGTGAAGAGCTCGCACAGAGGCAGATAGAAAGCATCAACGCCTCTCCCGGCTCATTGACGGGTATTGATTGCCCTGAATGCATGAACCGTGGATACTTCGCACGGTTGGACAGTCTGCACAGGCGGTACAACGAGGAGTGCCGGTGCATGGCCCGGCGGAGGAGCATGGACCGCATCAGGCATAGTGGCATGGCCGAGCTGATGGAGCGCTACACCATGGAGAACTGGGAGACCCCGGAGCAGTGGCAGGCGCGCGCGAAGAAACTCGCGTTGAAGTATGCCGAGAAACCGGACGGGAAATGGTTTTGCATGGTGGGGGCTGTCGGAGCCGGGAAAAGCCATCTCTGCACAGCATTGACCGGGATGTTAATCAACACCGGGTTAGAGGCGCGTTACGTCCTCTGGCGGGATTTGGCTGTACGCGCAAAAGCGATGGTCAACGACGAGCCGGAATACAACCGTCTGGTGGGACCGTTGAAGCGGGTAAGGGTGTTGTATATCGACGACTTGTTCAAAGTCGGGAAAGGCGGAGCGCCGACGGTAGGCGACGTGAACCTCGCCTTTGAAATCCTGAACCACCGTTACAACAACCCGAAGCAAATCACCATCATAAGCTCCGAGAAGAGCATCGACGAGATACTGAATATAGACGAGGCGGTTGGGAGCCGCATTTACGAGCGGTCCAGGGGCTTCTATTTACCGCTGGCCGGGATGCAGAACTGGAGGTTGCGTAAGTGAATAAATACGGCAACAAAAAAACAGCCCGCAACGGCATCGTCTTCGACAGCGCGAAGGAGGCGGCCCGGTACGGTGAGTTGCTGCTGATGCTCCGGGCAGGGGCTATCAAAGAGCTGCGGCTACAGCCGGAGTTCACTCTACAGGAGGCGTTCGCCACCCCGGAGGGCGAGAAGATACGGGCCATGCGCTACCGGGCGGATTTCTCCTATCTGCGCCGTGTGAAGGAGGGGCCTGATATCAGGTGGGAGTCTGTCATTGAGGATGTAAAGGGCTATCGGACCAAGGAGTACGAGCAGAAGAAAAAACTCATGGCCGGTATGGGCCTGCATATTGAGGAGGTGTAGGGGATGGGCGAGTACCGCCCCGAAGTCTCCTGGGTGAAAACGGTGAAGCGGAGAAAGCTGATTATCAAAGCCAGCCCCTGCAAGCGGTGCGGTCGTGATTGCGGCATGAAGAGCTGCGCGAGTTTCCAGCGGTGGTTTAAGACTTCATGGAGAGAGCTGAAAAGGTATCTGGGCAACACGGCCCAAACGAGGTGAACAAGACATGAAGCATCTGGGAGACATCACCCGGATTGACGGCGGGGCGATAGCCCCCGTAGATGTAATAACAGGCGGAAGCCCGTGCCAGGACCTGTCGGTGGCCGGGAAGCGGGCGGGCCTCGCCGGGGAACGGTCCGGGCTGTACATGGAACAAATCAGAATCATCAGGGAGATGCGCAATGCAGACATATTACGAGGCAGAACAGGCCAGCTTATTCGCCCCCGGTTCATGGTCTGGGAGAACGTCCCCGGAGCGTTCAGCTCCAACCGCGGGGAGGACTTCCGGGCGGTGCTCGAAGAAGCCGCGCGGACCGCGGACCCCAACGCCGTTGTTCCTGGACCTCCGGCGGGTCGATGGCCTGCGAGTGGAGCCGTACTGGGAGACGGATGGAGCCTCGCTTGGCGCGTACTCGACGCGCAGTTTTGGGGAGTGCCCCAGCGCCGCCGCAGAATCGCGCTTGTCGCAGATTTTGGAGGCCGCGCCGCCCCAGAAATACTATTTATCCGCAAAGGCGTGTTCGGGGATATTGACGCGGGCCCGGCGGCGGGGGAAGCCTCTTCCGCCGGAGCTGGAGGCGGCGCTTATCCAACAGTCGCAAGAAGCCTGACAGCACGGCATGACGGAAGCCCATGCGTGGACAGAGGACCCAATATCATAGTTCAGGCGGCGGGGTTCTCCGGCGGCCAGGGGGCCAAGTCTGGCGGCATCGGCTACGCCGAGGAGTTAAGCCCCACCCTCAAGGCGGCCGCCAGCGGGAGCAACCGTTCGCCGTGCGTTTTTGAAAACCACGGCCAGGACAGCCGCCTCACCGGGCCGCTGGATGTTGCCCCTACGGTGGCGCAGAAATTTGGGACCGGCGGGAATAATACGCCGCTGGTGGTGGCAACAGGGCAGAGCGGGGCGGAGATTCTGCGCGGCCTTGCCTCGACGCTGAACTGCAACCACGAGCAGCCAATCATCAGCACACAGACCGTCCGCCGCCTCACGCCTTTGGAGTGCGAACGGCTCCAGGGCTTCCCGGACGGCTGGACGGACATCGGGCAGTGGGTGGATAGCAAGGGCAAGCTCCACAGGGAGAGCTCGGACAGCGCCCGGTACAAGGCCCTGGGCAACTCCATCGCCCTGCCGCCCTGGCGGTGGGTGCTCCTGCGGATAACCGCCTGTTACGAGCGGCCCGCCACGCTTGGGAGCCTCTTCGACGGAATCGGCGGCTTCCCGCTCATTTGGGAGCGCCTGAACGGCTCCGGTACGGCGCTGTGGGCCAGCGAAATTGAGGAGTTCCCGATAGCGGTGACGAAGTGTCGTTTTGGCGTATAACCCGCAACCCCTTGGAACTCAATAAGAAAATGCCGAAGTATCGGCAAAAGTAAATCCGATGTCNAACCACGGCCAGGACAGCCGCCTCACCGGGCCGCTGGAGGTTGCCCCTACGGTGGCGCAGAAGTTTGGGACCGGCGGGAACAACACGCCGCTGGTGATGGCGACAGGGCAGGGCGGGGCGGAGATTCTGCACGGCCTTGCCTCGACGCTGAACTGCAACCACGAGCAGCCAATCATCAGCACACAGACCGTCCGCCGCCTCACGCCTTTGGAGTGCGAACGGCTCCAGGGCTTCCCGGACGGCTGGACGGACATCGGGCCGTGGGTAGACGGCAAGGGCAAGGTGCATAAGGAATCCAGCGACAGCGCCCGGTACAAGGCCCTGGGCAACTCCATCGCCCTGCCGCCCTGGCGGTGGGTGCTCCTGCGGATAACCGCCTGTTACGAGCGGCCCGCCACGCTTGGGAGCCTCTTCGACGGAATCGGCGGCTTCCCGCTCATTTGGGAGCGCCTGAACGGCTCCGGTACGGCGCTGTGGGCCAGCGAAATTGAGGAGTTCCCGATAGCGGTGACGAAGTGTCGTTTTGGCGTATAACCCGCAACCCCTTGGAACTCAATAAGAAAATGCCGAAGTATCGGCAAAAGTAAATCCGATGTCCAGTAGGTCTGTGATGATAGAAACAAAGTCGGCCTGGCTGCTGAGGACCTCTGGAACGAGATAGCGAGGAATCCCGTCGTCCAACAGCTCATACAGAGATGTAAGATACATCCGCTTTATATCCTGGTCTCCGTTGAACATGGTGTTAATGTCACCCCAATGTGCTTTCGGATTGCATCCCCAGATATGAATGCTTTGGATGTTGTGGCGGATTGCTTTTAGGTGCTCCAACAACGGAACTATCCTGCCGGGTTCTTCCAAAAGATGATGAGCTGTCAGAATCTGTGGTACATCAAAAGCAATGCGCAAGTCTGACTCTGTATTGTCCAGTAAGTCAGAAAATGTAATAAAACTCTTATATGTTGAAAAAAGGAACTGTTTTCCAAGCATATTCCCCGTGCGGTTCTCCAGCACAATCCGGGTTTCCGGCGCCCACTGGCGGAATTGCGCCTCAAAGACCGCAAAGCGCTGGAAGAACTGCTGCCAATCGCTGTTTGTTTTGTATGGCGGATGAATCTCCAGGACGGTTGGCGGAACTCCTTTGCAGAGCTCTCGGACAAAAGAAGCAAATTCTGCGGCCCAGGCTTCGGAAGTCCAAAGCAGCGGGATACCACGTTCGTAGCTGTCGCAGATAATGGGGAACCGTTGCGTAAGCGAGGACGGCTTACGGATTCCTGCACTGTACTCCGTGTGTAAGCTGAACGGTGTAGTTGTCTTAATGCTGTCTTTGGCAAAGTGCGCGGCTACCTCGTCGATGTGTGACGTTATCCCACTAGGGTATGTACGGCCAGTGAATTTCACTGGAATAAAGTGAGCCATAATATTGCCTCCTTTGTGCTGATTATAGCATACAGGGGTTTAAATGAACAGGAGGCCACAAATGAACGATAAGACCCAGGAGAGGGCGGCAGGCCGCAAGCCGGAAGGGGGCAGAGATGATGCTTGTCGCGAGACCCATTGAGCTACGGGATGCAAATGACTTTGTGGGCCAGCTCCACCGCCACCATGACCCCGTGCATCGGGACAAGCTGCGGGTGGCCGCCTACGACGGTGACAAGCTGGTGGGAGTGGCCCAGCTTGCCCGGCCCGTCTCGCGGATGCTGGACGACGGCCAGACCGTTGAGGTAGTCCGACTTTGCACAGACGGCACCCATAACGCCTGCTCATTTTTGTACGGCCGGGCGGCCCGGGTGGCCCGTGAGCTAGGCTACAGCAGGATTATTACATACATCCTGGACGCCGAGAGCGGGGCCAGCCTCCGCGCCGCTGGATGGCATAAGGAGTCGGACACCAAGGGCGGCGCGTGGGATTGTCCCAGCAGGCCAAGAAAGACCACGGCGCCGACAAACCATAAACAGCGTTGGGCGAAAGTGCTCCAGCAGCCCGCGCCGGGGGAGGGGGAGGAAAGTGATTGACATTAGGGACGCGATTGATGACCTGAATCATAATATTGACTTCACTCAAAGTGCAGATGGGGAACAGTTTGTTGCAACCCCCGGAGAAATCGCCATACTGCTTGCCACCCTCCAGTCCGAGAACGCGGAGAAGGACAAGGAGATTGTCAAACTGAAGCTGGAAAAAGAGCTTATACGCCAGGAGTGGGTCACATTACAGGCCGACCTCTCCCGCATGGAGGCGGAACGGGACACACTCCGCGACAGCGTGGCAGATTTTATCGTCGAGAACGCCGACTGTCTGAAAATCGCCATTGATACGCAGGACCGCCACTATCTCGAAGTGTTGATAGCGCAATGGCGCGGCGCGCAGGGGGAGGGGTGAGCATGGATATCAGAGAGGCAATCATCCACGCAAGGCAAGTAGCTGAGGGGTGCGGCGTTGATAGCCGGGATTGTGCCTACCAGCACGACTACCTGGCTGACTGGCTGGAGGAGCTGCAAGCCTATCACGCCAAAATCCCCTTCGACCGGCTGGACGAGGCCGCCGCGCTGGTCAAGGCCGGGGACGAGGGGCGGGTGGTGGTGCTGGATACGCCCCGCAAGCCCCTCGTATGGGGCGACGATGACCACGAGACCTGTCTTTGCCCTGACTGTGGTGCAGACTTGATGGGCATCCCCTACGGGGAACGCATGATTTTACAATGCCCAGTATGCGGGCAGTATGTGGATACGACAGAGGCAATCACCCGCGCCGAGGCAGAGGCGGCGCAGCGTGAGGAGGGGCAGGATGGATAAGGCCAGATGCAAAAATCTGGAGTGCTGCAAATGGCTGTCCGCTGAGGATGATATTTGGCAAGTGCGAGTCATCCATGCTGACGGTCAAGTGCTCTACTCCCCGTGTTGCAGCGAGGAATGCGCCCGAACTGTACAGGCAAGGTACGCTGGGATTCACAAAGGGCGGTATGAGGATATGATGAATCAATCTTTTCAGCATATGTCCCTTCGAGATTTCGGAAGTTGGCCGTAAATCTGCACCTTCCGCCGCCCAAGATATAATCACACTTTAACGATAAGATAACGACACGCCATTATTGATAACGATACGTGTATTAACGTCCGGGCAATAAAAAACCGCCCCGGTTAAGGGGCGGCATTGAGAATCCTCATGGTGGTCTGGTGCGTCTGGCGCAGCTCTTTTACAACCGGGTCATCCTCTGTCAGGCCGGAGCAGAACGCGGGGATGGTCTTTGAGAGCAACTCCAGGGTTTCGGGGCGATAGGGCTGCTTGGCCGCTGTGCTGCGGAGCAAGTCATTACCAGCGGCCTGGGCCTGGGCGACCGCATGCGTCTGACCAGCGGCTTTGGCCTGCTTTGCGAGTCCCGACAACATTCGCAAAATCAAATCTACCTCATACGCCGTGTAGTACATTGAATCACCTCAAAGCGAGTATACAGGGCTGCG